ACCTTGGCTACAAAGTCTGTGTAGACTGTAGTAATGTCGAAGCTTATGGTTGTGTACCTGTTACCAATCACAAAACAGGCAATGCTATACAAGTCATGCCACAGTCTCAAGCAGCAGTAATTAACAAGGCGTTTCGCCGCAAAGGTTATGGCACATGTCTAAGATAAATAATTAAAATTACAAGCGTGCCACAGTAACACAAAAAACCTCTGTACCTCTTGCAAGGGTAAAAGGAAACCAGAGGTGCGTAGTTACATATTGTGATGACAATGTAGGCTCTGAGGAATTAAACCTACCACGCTTGTATAATATAATACAGGATAGCTCAGATGGTAGAGCGCTGTAATGTTAACTTGTGAATGCAACGGCATGGCTTAATTAACCATGTTTAGTCTAGACGCGGAAGATAATTCCACAAGGTTACAGAGGTCGTAGGTTCGAGTCCTACTCCTGTAAGATATTAGGTCTGATCAGGCAACAGAGCATGCTACGGTACTAAGGTGCGGGTTCGACTCCCGCCATGCTCTCTAACAATAAAGCGAGTGCTGTCGTGGCGACCGGAGTGATTTTCATAGATTTAGCACACACGTTAGGTTAAAAAACAGAGGTTCGAATCCTCGCTCGCTTTCTAATTTTAAATAAATATGAATATAGATAGACTAAACAACTCAGCATATAATACATATGGTGTAAGCTTCGGTGACTTGTCACCACAACAACAACAAGTAATAATAGAATTTTTAAATAAATAAATATGTATAAAGTAGAATTAAGTAAACAAGAGATAAGTCATATTTTACTATCATGTGAAACATTGATGGAACAGTTAAAAGATGACTCAACATTTGAAAATCCTAATACAGAAAGATTTTATGAGTTATGGGATATAAGAAATAAACTAAATGATCTGACAAAGTAATACGATACACTATGATCAGAGTAAATGATAATAATTATAAATAAACAACAATGACTAAACAAAATTTACAGCGTAAGATTGCAAGGCAACAAGCGCAACAAGACAGGTTATTCAAAGCAGCAAAGCCTGCTACCATTAAAAAATGTACACGACTTACGTTTGCTCGTAATACTTTACAAAAGTATATAGATCACAGTCGTGTTTACTATACACACGTCAAGCTATGAAAATAACACTAGAATGTACAGATCCAACTCAAGAGTTTATAATTGACTTGTATAAAACTAACGTACGTATTTCAGATGCTCGTATGTCGTGTAATAATTGGCTTGATCTAACTCTTGAAGGTAGTGAGCTAAATTTATTAAAAGTATATGCAAAACACTGGTGTGAACCAGGTATGAGTGATTTAATTAATGATTTTAACCAACACAAAGAAGAATAATATGAAAGAAAATAAACTAATGGTTGACGGACAAGAAGAAGTATATGACCCTATAATCGGTGGTCCTGTAAATTTTATGGATGAGTTTGCTGAAATACTAGGTGAAAACTTTTTATGTGTAGATCTTATAGATCAAGATGATCTATTTAAAATGCAAGACAAGCTTGCTATACTCATATGCGCTACGGCTAACAACCAAAGCTCTTACACACGTAGATTAGCAAGAAAATTTATAGAACTTAATCCAGTAACATTTAAAACAGACCAACAATGACAACAAAAGAAAAAGTATGCGAAAAACTTGGTATAACCGTAACAGATTATCCAGGTCAAGACGTTAATATATACACATCAGAAACGGCTGATAACTATGAGGTGTTTGTATATACAGAAGATGAAAGAAGAGTAAATATAATGGAAGATGTTTTTTACTATGATGATGGTATTATGGCACATATAATAGATACGTTGCCACATTTAAGTCCAGGTACAACAATATACTGCTCAGATGAAGAGTGGCTTATGCCTGATTGGGTATGGGATGATATATACGAAGAAATAACTAAAGAAGATTAATATGGCAAATATGGATTATTGCATGTGGGAAAACACAGCAAGAGATATGCAAGACAGTATAAATAAAATAGAAAGATTTATGGATATGCAAGTACCTGAACTAATTGAAAATGCACCATCTAATTATGAGATTAGAGCATTATATGATTTACTTACTGCTGCTCAAGTTATCGTAAACATGGAAGACAACATTAATGATATTCACGAAGAATTATTAGCAACTATAAATAGAAGCAAATGAGAACAACAAGTAAAGAAGATAGTATGTACTTGTGGAATACACTAAATGTGTTTGCACAGTCTTATTATGGTGAATTTGGTTTTGCAACATGCACAGAAGACCAACAAAAAGAAATATGTTTAAATATTGTAGAAGAAGGTTTAATATTATTTCCAGATGTTAGTAAGTGATTGTTGTAATGTAGGGCCAAGTGCATACACAGAAATTGATGATGATTATCTTGGCATGTGTGGTTGTTGTCTTGAGTGGACAACATTTGTAGACGAAGATGACTTTGAATAACATGGATGAGCTTAAAATACAATACTGGATAGTTAGATATATGAGTGATCCTTTTCAACTTGATGATATGAATGAAATTATAAATGATTTTTACTATGAGCTTACACACTTAGAACAAAGACGTGCAATCGGATTACTAAGACGTGAATACGATGCACTTAATTAAACTTAAATGATAATAATAATATGAAAACAACAAAAGACTATTTGCGTAGTTTAGATTATATACGCAAACCACATTTACCCGAAGATATTACTACTTATTTAGATTGCATGAAAGAAGACTATGCAAAGCTTAATGCTATACACGACCTACCATTTATATGCTCAGATAAATTTGCAGAACATGGTTTTTATACAGATGTTTTTGATGAGTATAAAAAAATAGATGATGAAGGTACCATAATATTTCACCCGCAATATTGGGTAACAGAACACGAGGGATTCTGGTATCTTATAAATAATGAAGGCTACAATTATGCTAGATATGTTATAGAACTAAAAAATTATTCAAGACCAGAACCAAAAAGAATTAAGTTTATACCAAATCAAATTTCTTTGTAATGCTTGTACAATATATAGTAGAATTAATAGACAAGTGGGAACAAGAAGGTGTTTCTGAAGATGAAATGGTACATAGAATACTAACTCGTTGGAATTTTGATGAAGAAGACGTAAGAGGAATAATTAAATATCATAAGTAATATGAAAATAACTAAAAAAATGATTGACGAAAAGCTGTTACAAATAGCTACGTTTGAAGAAAAATATGGTAAAGATCATGGCCAGACAAGTGTCAATGCTATGAAAAAATATTGTACAGATAAAAAATATAGAGAAAGAGTAAATGCTTTTAACAAAGCAAGTGCAGAAACAATTAAACATTATACTAAATATGGCTATTAAACAGTTAAAAACCAGTTATTTAGTGCAAACACTAAACAAAATGACTGATCGTAAATCTGAAATAGAATTACAAATTAAAAAAGGCGGTAACAGTTTAGATACACAACATAATTTATTAGAAGAGTATAGAGTAATAATAGAAAAGCAAATTATTTATAAAAGGTGGTTGTGTCAAGGAAAATACATCCAATACGAAACGCTTTAAAAAGTTTTATTGATAATACACATGTAACAATATTGTGAGCACTATATGTATTTGTTTGATTTTTAATTACAATGTGGCTAAGTTAAATGGTAACAGCTAAATACGTGCTCAGTTTAGTTTTAGGTTCGAATCCTTTTTAGTCACCAATTTTTATTAACCTTTAATTTTATTTAATATGGAAAACTTCACAGAATTTTCACACATGCTAGACGGTACAGACATAGGTTTTGTATCTGGCATAATTGGCACAGCTATTGTTTTGTTACTTACTGAGATATGGTAATAGATCAAGAAACTGTAGAGTACTTCAATCAGATGCATTTACATCGTAATCCTGAAGATATTAAGTCGCTGATAAACAGTTGGCTAGAAATTATGTATCAAAAACATGACATTGATAGTCGTGAATGGATATATAATAAAGACGATATAGTAGAAGAGTTTTACACACACATTAAAAAACATGGGAAAAATAAAACAACTACTTGAACACATGCAACAGGATAATGAATTGCACTGGCAAGAGCAAGAGTACTTACATTATATAATGCAGACAAAAAAAGTAAATAATAATTTAACAACTAAAAACAATAAACATGACGGAACAACAAAAAATAAATAATTACCTAGAAGTTAACGAACGAGTTCAACGAATGACAGGTTTAATTGATCGCTTTGAATTGTCTTGGTTTCAAGACAAAATGAAAGAACATATTTTATCACCATTGCTAGAAGATGGATTTCAACAAGATGATCTAGAGCTATTAATGCGTCTTGCTATACACGCTGCTTTGCAAGACACTAAGCTAGTACATGAAGAGTAAACAGCGTAAGTATATTATAACAAAGTTCTGTGGTGGTGGGGCTAATACTCCACCAGCTAAGAACATACAAATAGAGTTTGAACCTGGTTATGGATTTGGCACTAAAAAACATTTTGGCAAAAACAAAACCTCAATAATTAAATTATGAATGAAATATTTTCGGTTGGCGACCTTTCTAACGCTTTTTACATACTACCAGCAGTGGCTGTAGTAAATGATGAACATGTAACTATACTACAAATATGTTTATTTAAATGGTTTATAGATATAACACTTAAAACAAAATGAAATATATAAATTATAAGTTTGATAACACTACAGGTGTGGAAACATTAGAAAACGTAAAGACAATGTCAGAAGCAAAATACTTACTTAATGAATACCAGATCTCCGACAAGTTTGGAAACTACTGGATAAGTAATAAGCCTTGTAAAAATTATGAAAACAAAAATTAAACTTACAATAGCTGAAAAATATAGAGTATTATGGTCTGATGACGGAGGAATACGTGCGGGATACAAAGACTTTGATACTAATGAACAAGCAACACGTTATGTAACTAAATTAACAACAAATGAAAACATTTAATAGATACAAAGTAAACTTAAAACAAATAGGTAACGACATATATTCATATGATACACACGTTGCTGAAATTAAAGATGGCAAACTATACAAGCTTAAATGGAACGTAAGAGGTATGACATCAAGTCCAACAACAAGCAAGCATATTAATTATGTAGCACAAGAACTTAATTTAGAAATAGTATGAACACAACAACAAAAAACTTAAAACGTATTAAACGTTTAGTAGAAAATCATTTAGAAATACCTGATTTAAAAATAAAGTCAAGACAGAGAGATTATGTAAATGCAAGATTTTTATATTTTAAAATAGCTCACAACGTTTGTAGAACTAGTTTAACAAAAATAGCACAAGTAGTAGATCGTGATCACGCTACAGTTATACACGGTATTAAACAATTTGACAATTTAGTAAAATACAATAAAACTGAATTTAAGTATTTAAGCGATGCTTTTGTAAACATAAGTTCTATTGTTTCATCTAAAAAAGATATTAATTTTTTAGATTTGTCTAGCGTAGTTACTACGTTAGATAAAATCAAAGATGACATTTCTGATGTAAATGCATCTATAATAAAATTATTAGATGAAGCTGAACAGAATACAGTTCGACAAGATAAAGATAAGGTGGGAGATACTTAAGTATGGTACAATTGAAGTACATATACAACAAAAAATAAATAAAATATTAGATAGAGAAAACGTACAAGATATATTTGGCAATGTTGCTTTTACTGAAAATGATATTATAAGTGAAAGACTAGTTAATATAGAGAAAAAAATACCACTTTTATTAGAAAAAGAAAACTACGAAGAGTTAGCAAGGCTTAAAAAAATATATGTGCAACTATTAAAAAGATACAAAGACAATGAACAAAATAATTGAAGAAAAACTTAAAGTAGATTCATCTGCTATATCAGGATTATCATATGCACCATTAAATGAAAGTCTATATATAACATTTATTAATGGTAGTATATATGGTTACGATAATGTTCCAGAAAACATATACTTAAGCTTAAAATACTCAAAATCAATAGGACAACATTTTATTAAATACATAAAGGATGAATATAATTTTAAAAAAATTAAATCAAGTAATAAGTCAGTACAAAAAAAGAAAAAGGAGAAAGAAACTGCTTGAAAAAACAAGGACAGAATGTTTTTCTTTAAGATATTCTATGTTAAATCTATGTATGCAATACACTCATCATGGTTTAAAAGAAGGTAGATTTCTTTATAGAATAAAAAAAGCAACAAGAAAACTTAGTCGCAGAGAAACACACTTAAAAAAGTTAAAAAAACTGTGACATTTAGTAGCTATATTAATAGGCATATGTCATGCGTAGTATGAATTATTTACATATAAATAAGATTATATATAGGCGTTTTCCAATTACTGATAAACCTTCTCTTATTACAAAGGATTATATGTATTACGAAGATGGCACACACGAGTGTTATGAATTGTTTAGAAGCAAAGCAAAAATAACTACTACAAAATCTTTAATATGGCATTTAACAGTTATATGGTATTTAAATCAAAGTATGACATATGATGAATTTAAAAGAATATCAGATCATCTATCTAATCGTGATAATAATTTTGTTACATTTACTATTAATCAAAAACAATTTAATCAAATTATAGAGTATGTATATAAACAAGATCTTGAAAGACCGCCAAAAAATAAGTTAAGAAAAATAATATTTAAAGACAATTGTACTTTAGATGTTACAGACAAACTTAAAATTGTAGGTTCAATAATAGGTAAATCAAGAAAAATACATGATTCAGACATATACGACGCAATGTTGTATATAAATGATAATAATGAAAAAATTACAACATCAAAGTTATCAATGAATTTAAAAGTAACAACAAGGACTATTTATCGCAGAATGACAGAAGAGTTAAATAAAGAAAAAACAATTCTGAATAAAGCGTTAAATGAAAAAATACAATATTGATAACTATGTTAGATACAAAAAAGACCGAGAAGAGGTTATTACTTCTAACAAGTATAAAAATTTTAGAGATCAAATAATAATAGAAAATATGTATTTAGTAGAAGAAGTCACAAGACGTTTTTCAACAGAAGCAAAATATATAGGCATATTAAATTTAGAAGATTTGATACAAGAAGGGAATAGTGGTTTAATACAAGCTGTAGATAGAATAGATTGGGATGTTATAAATGCGTCTAATGAACCACACAAAACACTGCTTAGTTTTTTAAGCAAAAGAATAAAAGGTACAATTAGAAGAGCTATTAATAGTAGTAGAACAAATATGCGTGTGCCTGAATCAGAAATGAATAGATTAAAAAAAAAATCAAAAGAAACAAATGATGATGAAGAACTTATAAATCAGTTTTTAAAGGCTATATTTTTACAACTTGATAATCATAATGAATACGGTGAGAGTTATATAAATAATATAGTAGATCCTGATACTGTATCAGAACCAGTAAATAATAATGAGTTAAACAATATGATATTTACACACCTTAATGACAAAGAACAAATTGTTATAAAAAGAAGTTATGGTATTATGGTTGATAAATTAAAAGCTAAAGAAATAGCTTTAGAAATTGGATTAAAAGGTCAGAACTCTCAAGTAAGAGTTTCTGAAATAAAACGTGAAGCAATAATTAAATTGTACAATAATTTAGACAAAAATAATTTTATTAAATTTTTATAATATGAATACACAAACACAATCAGAAAGACTTAATTTAATGTATCAAAAATATGGCTTGTTGCCTGAAGATATGTTTAAAGAAGCTAAACAAGGCTGGACAATATTTAGACGCCAAGGTATAGACAAAATACAAGCTGCGGCAAACATTGCTATACACTACGATCCTATTGTTGTTGAAAAAGACTTTGTAGTTATAAAAGCTACAGGCGAGCTTGAAAATCAAAAACCTATAGAAACTTTTGGCGAAGCAGATCGTAATAGTAATTGTAGACAAACATACCCAGTAGCAATGGCTGAAAAAAGAGCCATGAGTAGAGTTGTTCTAAAGCTTACAGGTTTTTATGCGTTTCACCACTTTAGCGAAGACGAAGGTGATTTTAAAAAAGCAACACTATAATTAATGACTAAAAAAGAAATAATAGAGAAACTTCGTGATGATGAACATTACTATGGTGAGTTTGGTAGACAATATTTAAGTCAATCAGATGTAGGTACATTAATAAATAATCCTGAAGATTTTGGTAAAAAAATCAAAAACAATATAAACTTTGTTCTTGGTGGTTATTTTCATACATGTATATTAGAACCTGAAAAACTTGATAAGTTTAAAATAATAAAGTCATCAAGTAGAAATACAAAAATGTATAAAGAGCTTTCAGGTGGAGAAATATGTATGTTAGAAAAAGAATCAGAAATGGTTCTACTTATGAAAGAAAAAGTAGAAGAAAATGACTACATAAGAAGTATGATCACAGGTAAAAATGTAGAATATGAGGTACCTAATCTTACAGACATAAATGGTTATACTTTCAAAGGCAAAGCAGATGTACTTAATCATAATGAAAAATTAATAATTGATCTTAAGACAACTTCTAAACCTCTCGACAAGTTTAAATGGTCTGCGAAAGATTTCTATTACAATGCACAAGCATATATATACAGTAAAATGTTTAATTATGAATTTATATTTATTGTAGTTAAAAAACCAAGTACTGTAGAAATGCAAGATGCGGAAAACATAAAAGACTTAAAGAGCAAGATAAAACTTGGTGTGTTTGATTGCTCTGATTTATTTTTATCTGATGGAAAATATAATGTAGAAGAAGCATTGGATAATTATAAGCTACATAGAGAAACACCAAATTTTAAACCTAATAATTTTTTTACAACACAAACCCTTTAAATATTATATTATGGCAATTATTTTAAATTCAAGTATTAACTTATCTGAAATACCAAAAGATAAGATTATTAATGGTAAAAAAGGTAAGTATTTACCTATTACAATTACAGTAAATGATGAACTAGATAAATTTGATAATCAAGGTCCAGTAATTGTACAACAAACTAAAGAAGAAAGAGATTCTAAAGCAGCTAAAACATATTTAGGAAATGTTAAAGTTGTTTGGACTAATGGTGAAACAAAAAAAGCTGAGAGTCAACAACAAACTCAATCAGCACCAGCAGCAGCAGATAATGATCTTCCTTTTTAAATAAAAAAAGTGACAATAAACAACACAGAAATCAATGGATTTAAGATTGACACATTTAATCAACATGATTTACAAGTAGGGAAAAAAGAGGGCATTTGTCCTCTTTGTTCTCATGATAGACAACCTACTAATCAAAAGAAAAAGTGTGCATCTTACGACTGGGAAAGAGGTATAGGCACTTGTCATAATTGTGATCAAGTGTTTCAGTTACATACTTTTAAACGTAAAGGTGATGTAACAAAAATATACACTAAACCTGTATTTGTAAACAAAACTAAATTATCTGATAATGTTGTGAAATGGTTTGAAAAAAGAGCTATATCACAAGACGTTTTAAAACAAATGAAAATAACCGAAAGCATAGAGTATATGCCACAGGTTAACAAAGAAGTAAACACAATACAGTTTAATTACTTTATTAACAACGAGTTAATAAACATAAAATACCGTGATGGTGCAAAGAATTTTAAACTTTATAAAGGAGCAGAAAAGATATTTTATAATATTGACTCCATTACTAATGTTGATTGGTGTGTTATTGTGGAAGGCGAGATGGATGCTTTATCTTTTATACAGAGTGGTATTTATAATGTTGTCTCTGTACCAAATGGAGCTACTACTAATAGGAACAATTTGGATTATCTTGATAATTGTATTGAGTATTTTGAGGGAAAAAATAAAATTATTATTGCTGTTGATAGCGATGAAGCTGGACAATCACTCAAGCAAGAACTTATACGCAGGCTTGGTGCTGAAAATTGTTATACTGTTGAATTTGATGGTTATAAAGATGCAAACGAATATCTTATTAATAACAACGCCAGTGATCTTAAGCATCTCATTAATAATGCTAATCCTGTTCCATTAGAATTTGTAACTACACTTAGAGATGTTGAAAAAGATCTTAATGACTTTGTACAAAATGGTTTTAAGCCGGGTTTTCAGATCGGTCTTAACAACTTTGATAGCATCTTCTCCACTTATACTGGACAGTTCATCACAGTTACCGGCGTTCCTAGTAGTGGTAAGTCTGACTTTGTTGATAGAATGGTTGTGGGGTACAACATAAACTATAAGTGGAAAACTGCTTTTGCATCACCAGAAAATCAACCTATATTTCTGCATAGTCACAAGCTAATTAGAAAGTTATGGGGTGGTATGCCTGATAAAGCTGAAATAGGTTCTGATAAATGGAATAAAATTACAGAACATATAAACGATAATTTCTATTTTATAGATATGGAACGATTTGATCTTGATTCAGTTTTAAGAAAAGGCGCTGAACTTGTAAAGCGTAAAGGCATAAAGTGTTTAGTTATAGATCCATATAATAAAGTTAGAATGAGTGATGGTAATGGATTAAATGTTACAGAATATACCATGGAATATCTTACACGTAT